TCGAATTAGCATCATCTAAGAATATTTCATCTTCGAAGTTTTTATTCAAATTGTTTGCAATAGTATATCTATCATAATCGCCTTTTATATCTCTATTAGTTCTTAACTGAACTGCATTTTTAATATCTATCTTTAAATCTTTAAAGTAAATATCATCGCCAACAGGGATAACCAAAAAATCAGCTTCGTGAACTAAAAGAATATCAACATATCCACCCTCTGGAAATTCCTTTGCAGTAAAATTGATCTCATTCCATTCAGTTGCTGTTGCGGTTGCGTAGTCTATAAATATATTACCCGCAGGGTTAACATAAAAACCAGGATCAACAGCCCAATCGTAATTACCACTCTGATTTAGAGAGTAAAATGTTCCGCTATCACCTTCGAATAAAACATACATCACCCGGCAATTAGATTTGCTATGCGCTAATTCCCACTTAACATTTAGGCTAACTACTAATTGCTCACCCTCTGAAACATTTATTCTCGAAGATCTTGCCCATGATTGATTGTAAGTTAATTCCCTTATTCTTGCATATTCATCCTCTATATGCCCGTCACCGTTGTAATTAATAATTCTTTGAAATGTTGCTCCGTCTGCAACGGGTGCGCTCAATGGAGGTGCCTCAATAGTCCAGCAATCAATATCATAAACCAATTGAGAAAGACTTTCACTTATAAAATCTCCCCTTTGGAATGTTTCATTACATACTATTTCCTCAAAGTTTTCCCATGTATAAGTAATCTTTGTTTCTTTCGAAGGCTTCAATAAAAATCTCAACATATCCGGAACAACAGGATAAACAATTTCATTAACCCCGACCTGAATATCATATCGTTCGCTAATTGGCGTACGTGAAGGAGTATTATTAATAAATCCTATTAATGGATTAGTATAAATTTTAAATATCTCAGGTAGTCTATAAATAAACCATGCACCGTTATACTGGAAAATAGTCTGTGACCATGCCCGATTGATCTTTTCCAAAACCGTATAAGCATCATCAAAAACCGTTGGTGATCTTTCAAATGTTCTTGCATCTACATAGCATTGATCCAATCCTGTCTGATCGAAATCTAAAGTCATGGATGTATGAAATAGATTACTTATAATAGTCGCATCTATTAACGTATGTATAGTTTTATCTAATGCGTATGCCATGTAATCTAACGGCGTAAAAATACCCTGTAAGTTAAAACCTGCATCATCTGTTAAAGGAATATTTTTAAGTTCGCCTATGCCTTCAGTAGCCCTTAAAGTAAGTATATGAACCGTATCAATCCAGGTTTCTTGTAAATCCTCCTGACTTAAATATCCGTACCAGTAACCCTCCCAATCACCAAAATCAAACCGAACATAAATATCTGAATCGTTATCCGCTAAGAAGTCATCAATAGTAACAGTCGAAGCCTTAGCGATTATCTCTATAGTGGCTTGTTGCGGCCTTACGGGTTTAAAATAATCCTCGTCTGTATTGTATTCCCCTAATACAAAAGGTTTAGCACCGCCGGTTAATTCAGTAGAATCGCCGCCCCATCCTTCAAAGAAGAAGTGAACCGAACAGGATTGACCCTGAACGTTTACAAAAGGAAGATTATATTTTTCTACATATGCCATTACCCTACTCTGCCTATTCTGTTATTTGTACGTGCTAAAACTCCGACCAGGTCGGAACCCGATTGCCTGAAAACGACTTCGCCACTTAAACCACCTCCTGAAATACCTCCGAAGTTTGGTGCAGCCGAACCGCCCAACGCCTTACCTAAAAGAGTTGAAAATATTTTTCCAATACCTCCCTTACCTGAACCTCCAATAACCGCACCGGCTGCAGGTCCACCTATAGCACTTAATATTGCTGAAAGTACTAAAGCCTTAGCAATAGTGATTCCCATTTGTACAACCATAGCCTTTAATGATTGCTTCAATGCATCAAATACATTTGCACCATTCGCCAAAGCACCGAAAACAACATCAACGGCCGGAGCCAGAAAGTCATTGAAAGCATGAGTAGTTTTCATTACTCTTTGTTCAATGCCATCCATTGCATTAATCGCTAATTGTGCCGACTGTGAAGGTATGATCTCAACCTTACCATTTACCTGGCCAGCCGTCTTTAACGCCTCACCAAACTTAGCCTTAAATTCAGATGCCCATGTAGTTGCTAATTCTGATAATTTGCTCTTGTCAGAAGTAAAAAGTAATGAAGGATCAATGGTTCCAGCCTGAAATCTTTGGTTTTTAAACTCGTCCGTGATCTTCTTTAACTCATTCGCTAGGGCCTGTTGCCTTTCCTTATTACCACCTTTTTGCCCTATGCTTGCTAACTGTGTTGAAACCTCAGCGATAGCCTTTTTTAAAGTTAAATATCTGTCAGAAAGATTACTGACACCTGTTAATTCAGATTCAAGTAATTTCTTTCTGCCCTCAAGCGTATCCCTTAGTATCTGTTCCGCTTCTTTTTGTGCTTTCTCACTGTCTTTATTTTTCTTATCAAGATTCTTTTTTTCGGTCTTAGTCATGTCCGTAAGACCGACCTCATACCTATCAAATGCCTTTCCGGCTTCTAAAGTAGCTACTAATACGCTATTTTTTAACTGATCCCACCCCTCATTGATTAACTTCGTGTCAAGGGTAAAAATACCCTTAAGTAGTTTCCCGGTACCTACCCCGGCCTGTTTAACCAAAGTAAACAAACCGTACAAAGCAGAATAAAGTATCCCTATACCCTTAGTCAAGTAAGGAAGTGCAGAAGTAGCCAGTTCAATAAAAGCGTTTAAAACAGGCTCAAATGCCCTGTAAATACCTCCGCCTATCTTCTCAAGACCAATGAGTAAAGGTTCAAGTTTTTTCATGGCTTTTTCATTGTCCCTGAATACCTGAACCAAATTAATTAAAGCAATAACAATAATACCAATAACCGAGGCAAGTAGAACCTTATTAAACAATACAAATGCAGCCTCCGCCTTTGCGACTACCCCACTAAGTCCGGATAATTGAGTTTTAATAGCAAGTATAGCCTCCCTAACCCCGGTAACTACCGCACCTATTCGTATCGTTAAACTTTGTTCACTCATAATTTCGGTAACTTACTAAAACGTGCTAATAATTCCTTTTGCTCATCCTCGGTAATCTTCTTTTCATCGTCCCCTGCCAGGCTCCAAAGTTCCTCCGGAGTCTTAGGCCCTTTATCAGCCCATATAGAAACCATCGTAAACATAATAAGCCTCGTATTCCTTCTTTGTTCCGTAACCCTTTCCTGATATCCCTGAATGATTAACCAAACCTCACGTAGCGTTAAATTATCGTAATCACTTAATCCAATTTGACCCGTTACGTGTTTCCTTAGTTCGTCCCAGCCTTCTTCCGTTTGGAAGTCGATAGACTTTTTTTTTCATCCGATTTAGTATTATCATTTATGATGTTTGAACTCTTAAAACATTCTCCAAGTTCTTCAAAAAACTTAGTATTCGAAATGTTAGAATCCACCCAGTCACAAATATCCTCAAAGTTGAAATCAGGAACTTCTTTCTTTACATAACAGTTGTTCCACAATCCCCAGTATACCATTTCATAAAGGACAGTTATATTTTCAGTATCCAGGTTTTCACCTACAGACAATGCAATTTTCTGCATTGCCAGCATCCCAAACTTAATACCCCTGTCTTTGCCAAGTATATTGGCTTTCATGTATCCGTTCATTGGTTATTTATTTTATGGAGTTACGTCAACAGTACCGGTACTTTCAATAGTTCCTGAAAAGTTTACAAAGTTTTCACCTGCACCACCGTTTAAAGTCAGTTCGGTAACGTAAGCTGCACATTGATGATAGTAAGCCGCACCTGTTGAAGAACCAGAAGCAACGGGAGATGCCAACTTCACATAAATTAAAGTCTTATTAACCTTAGCTGAAAGTAATTCCTCATAAGTACATTGTGCAACCGTTGGCGCACTCTCACAGATTGCATCGAACTCAAAAGAAAACTCCGCATCTCCGATTGTAGTAATCGGGCCACAGTTAGTAACCTCTTTTGAACTTTCTGAACTTGTGTTAACGCTAACTGTACGGGTACATACCAGCGTTAGGTAAGTTGATCCCCCGTTAAAACTAATCTCCAAATCCTGGAGTGATCCTGCAAATTGTCCCATTTAAATTTGTATTAAGTGATTCGAAATTGATAAAATCTTTCTGTTTATATGATAAGCACCATCTAATTCATTTAGATAAGTGCTATTGTTTAACTCTATGTTTGTAATCTGAAAGTCAGCACCTACTATATTAGTTCCCATTATGGGAATTATTGCCTGTAATATACTTTCACTTATTGCATCCCTCACCGTTCTGTTACTGACTTTATACTGCCTTGTAATTACGTCTATTTGTACTGTTACTTCCCGTACAAATTTTGTGTTGTTTCTTTCAGTTGGACCGTCGCTCACGTTGATTATCTGAATGTAATTATCCGGGACCGTATCTATAGGCTCATCTGCATACACAGGCACGCTAACGCCATTATAAGTAATAGCACTTAACAGGCCTGTATAAACACTTACTATATCACCGGTATCTTTCATTTACCTAAAGTAGTTTTTAATTGCTTCATTAACATCCTTATTCCTATATCAACCGACCCACTAAAAAAGAATGTCGGATAAATACCGCCTGTTTTCCTTATCCCCTTACCTTTAAATAATATAGCGTAATCAGACCAATTAGATTCTGTCTTCACCCTTGTTATTGTTCCCCAATTTATATAAGCAGCATACTTCATATATGCCCCAAACACCCAATTCAATTTACCTTCCTGCTTAAATCTTATACTATTTTTCAAAAATCCCTTATCAACCCTTACCTCTCTTTGAGCCATTACTTGCATATCCATACAAGCCTGTTCAATGTCCGCATCAACCGCCTCAACTACTTCATCCGGTAATTTCTCTAACTTCTTTAGAGCCTCATTCAAACCCCTAACTTCTATATTAAATGACAAGTCTTTTGTATTTATACGCGTTTAAAGTCATTTCACCCGGGAACTGATCACTATTATTTTCCTCACCCTTCATAACATGGCCCCTATTCTCATAATACCATGCAATTAATACCTTCATATCACTCATTAAGTCATCCGGTAACTCACTAAAACCACCCCTGTACACAAACCTGAACAAACCGCAATTATTAAGTTTTAACGAACTGTTCCAAGAACCAAACAACTCATAGTCACCGATAACCGTTTCAGTTGATTCAGTCAAAGTATCCCATGTACTAACACTTATCCTTTCCTCAACCGTTACAACATCATCAACAGGCCCATAAGGTAACTCTATCAAATCATTAGGTTCATGTACGTCTATAAGAGCCGTCATTTCCTTATACCCAAATGATAGTCCGGAAATCTTTTCAAGTCTCATCCTTACGCTTCTAATAATATCCTGAATAAGGTTATCATCCTGCGTAAACTCGATCCTTAGCCATTTCTTTGCCGTTGATAAATCAACAGGCTCCGAAACAGCTTCAGACGTTACCCGGAAATCTCTCAACAAATTGTAATTGATCATTTATTAGCTTTTTCTCTAACCCATTTTTCAAACTTATCAAACGCTTCTCTCGGATCATGCTCCATTGCTCTTTCCCTTGCTTTTCTCGATGCCTTTTCGTAATTAACTTTTTTATCCAGCATTTCGATTGCCCTAATCCATTCTTCGAGGTTGTCCCTGTCTTGTATGTATATCCCTGCATATCCGCAATTTTCAATCAAACCAAACGTAGCGTTACAAATAACCGGTATCCCTGAACTCATTGCTTCTGTAGCCGTCCTACCGTAACTCTCATATCTTGAAGGCATCAACAGAATATTTGTCTGTCGGTATACCTTCCTCATATCGGTTTGCTTTCCCCAAATCTCAACGTTACCGGGAGTTTTATCTACCTTCGTAACTTTCTTAAATATCCCCTCCGCACTTTTCATTTTATAATCTGTATACTCCAAAATCTTACCAGTCAATTGATCATCATAACTTCCGCCAACACCTATAAAACGTCTTTTCGGGAAGTGTTCAGCCAATCTATAAAATATATCTGCACCTTTATTCTCATTCAAATTAATCAATGTTATCGCATCTCCTATCTCACCTTCGTAATGTCTGTAGTCTACCGGAGGGTGTAATACAAATCCTTCATGTTCGTAGTTTAATAATCTCTTACTTTCCTCCGTATTGTAAACAATAAACTGTTTTTTCTCCGCATCTTTTATCGAATCGTACTTGTGTGTATTGTGAACTAAATGAAAACAAGGCTTATTGTTTATCGCTGCTAAAAAAATACTATTCCTCGTATACCCTAAATGCGTAAAAACAACATCACACCAGTAAAACAAATCACTCGTTGTCTTATCTTCTGCAGGAAAAACATCTATGTCATCCCAGACATACATATTCTCAATCCCGTACTGCTTCCCCTGCCATAATAAAACCTTACAAGTATGCCCCTTAGCCTGGAAGTCCTTAATAATAGCGTGAGCCATCATTTCAGCACCCGCTAAATGCTTTGGAGGAAATAAGTGTATGGAGAATAGTACATTCATATTACAGTCCATCCCTCCGCATAAATATCATCTGCACTCAATCCAGCACTTGCACCAAACCACTTTTGTGGGGCTACAACTTGACCACCTGCAAGCCATGCAGCCCACCAACTATAAGTTGAATTAGCTATGATATGATTTTTACAACTTTTCATCTTTTTAAAACTATCATAAGTATCACCATCAAAAAAACATGTTTCCTTATTTGGAAACATTTCTTTAGCCTTTACGACGTCATCTGAAAAAACCATATAAGGCCCCGGAATAACATTAAAAGCGTTTCTATAATAATCCATCCCACATACAGGATGATAATCATCCCCATAATCACCCATACGAACATGAACAGCCGTGAAAGTATTTTTTTCATACTCATCCTTCATTGTGAAGTAATGTTTTATCAATTCCTTACAATGTTCGAAATACTTTTCTGATTGCATATGTCCAGATAGGCTAACGTTATCGGGTACCAAAAATCCATTGAATCCCCAATGAATGAATCTGTCCGGGTACTCCACGTAACACCTAGGTAAGGGATTGGCAAAGTATTCAAACACGTTGATGTTTTCCGTTGTGTTGAATCTATCGAATCCATCCCAGTTAACCCATTGTGGAAATCCATACTCATAACCTAATTTTGTAGCTATCCCGATTGTGCTTGCAATCTGGAACATCTGATTCCCTAATCTACCGTATTTCCCTAGTTGTCCAAACGTAACCATATTCCGTATGCGCACTCCCATGTATGGAAGGCAACTGCGTTTTCATTTTTAGGATAGTATTTCACATCACCAAACCAATCTTTAAACATTTCCATAGTAAGGTTATGTAAGTGACATTCATCAGTACCAAAGTTTATAGGCTCAAAGAATTTCACACATTTAGCCTGTTTAGCTTTCTCGACTATCTTACCCGGATCCTCGACATGTTGCAAAACATTCATAATCCATACTTCATCATAATCACTGAAATCAAAATCCTCCGCTTTGCACCTAACAACGTTAATGCCTGAAGTCGATAATATAATCGAAGGCATAGGCTCAATTGCTACACAATTTTGAGTGTTGAAACAATAAGATAAACCAGGATAATCTGCGGGGCCTATTTCGGCTATCTTATTTCCTTTTATGTTTAAATCAATTTGCAGATAAGAGAAATATGTAACATACGATCTTAAGTAATGCAGATAACCTTCCTGAAACTCAAAGGTATGTTTCCTACGTTCACTTATTTGCGCCCGTTCCCATCTATTCATAATCTCTAAATTCAGAATTATCTTCACCTGTAATAACGTCACCATCTGCATAAGAAAAATTATGCACAAAAAAACCGCAACCCCTCAACCCCTGAACAAATAATTCAACGGATTCAGTCCACGTTAGTAAATCAGGCTTATCAATGATAATAGTAACATCGTCTGACTTAATTGTTATTTCCATTCATGATTCCGTTTTCTGTGGTGATGAAATATAATAGGATAACTATCTGTGTAACTTCCTTTATCATAATGAAAAGCCCCATCTAAGTACATTGCAGGCCACCAATGAAGATCAATACCGTACTTATAAGCCAATGCCGTAACAATAGCCTGATCGTGCCTATGTTCCTGAAACTCCAAATGATTACCATCACTTTCACTATCATCAATCAATCCGGGCATCTCACAAAATAATAACCAACGTTTCACGAAATCCCTACTTGCTTTGCCTACCTTGAAAAACATTGCACTTGCCTGAACCTGATTACCGGAACACTTAAAAACTTCATCCATAACCTTACCCTTGCACCAATGTTCATGCTCGTAATTATTCCCGAATAGAAATATATCAACATTTTTATCGGTGATGATCTTTAGGTCATTTACAACCTCAACACCGGCATCGGTATAAACTAAGAAGTCACCTTCTTTCATCCGGTACAACTCCTTAAGGATAATGTAAGGCTTCCACAACCAATAACCGGCACCTCTTTGAGCATTTAGGACCTCGTAGTTAATTAACTTGAAATAAGGATCAATGTCATTTACACTACATATACGTGACGTTTCAGCCCCAAACTTTAATGCTGAATCCTTAGCCTTACCAGCACTAATGGTCATGTTTGCGTCTGTGTATGTAATGTGTGCGATCATTTAATTGTTGTTAGATAATCTTCACTTGCTTGCCAAACATCGTTATAATTAACCTGCCTATTCCAAAGTGAACTAAATACAGGTTTTTGAGTAGCTAAAAAAGGAACCGTATGATAAACATCAAACTTCTTAAGTACAACTAAATCCAGCCATGTATCGTACAATTGCCCATCTTTGTACTCGTAGTTTTCAACTATCCACTTCGCTATCTCTTTTTTATACGCAATCGCATGAGTGCAAAATGCTGACTTCACTACCCTCAGATGCTCACTAAAATAAACAGCAGGAATGAAGTCTGGATAAGGCTTTGCATTACTACCAAGATACAACATTTGCCAATCTTTAGGAAGTTCGTTCAAAACTTGTGGTAAAATATTCAAGTTCTTAAACTCAACGTCATCCTCTAAGATTAAGATACTTTCATGATCACTTTCTATGAACTCCTTTAATATCGCAATCTGAGACCTGCAAAAAGAAATTGCCGGATTATTATCCTCAATCGCATTGAAAGCCTTAACCTTTAATTTATGCTTTTCCACCTCATCGGAAAACATCATATGCCTATCGTACCTATTCTTTTGCGTTAAGCAAACCAATATGTCAAAGAACTGGTTGATTGTTTTCATTGTTGTTTATTTTGAAGAGGGGGGAGCGTTCGAAACTCCCATGACAGCCTATCTTTAGCACATGGAGCCAATATGTCCCCCTCTAACGTTATTATGTACCTGTAGTACCGTACACAGCAGCAGTAGGCTGGAAGCTTAACAGCTCAACCCTTGCCTCAAGCCGATACGTAACCAAGTTCTTAATAAAATCATCCTGATCGTTATCAGTAGAACGAAGTTGCAAACCAGAAGCTTGAGCAGTAGCAAAAGCATCGGTATTCAACACGTAGAAACGTGAAGTAGCAACCTGCTGATGTTTAGCAACCGGGATACCAGCAATACGAACGTTACCGTTAGCATCAATAGTAGTTCCGCCAGGTACTGAGTAATCACTCGGCTTAGTCAAGAGCAATTTAGCCCATGCAGCGAAAGTGGTTACAATCAGGTTAGCATTGCCAAGGCCCAAAGCACCATGCTGAGCGATACCATCAATCATCTTAGCAGCTGTAACTGTTTCAGAAGTAGAAAGAGCGGTAGCATTAGTCGCGATAGTGTTCAAACACTTCACATTGTAGCGCCTGTTCCAATCCTCAGTCAATGACTGTGAAAGGTATGATTCCAGGAATGGAAGGTCCTGCAGCATTTGACGGGATACTTTGGTGTAACCGGCCACAAACGGGACCGCTGTGTTAACCATTGTAATATCGTAATCAACTTGCGCCTTAGCAGATCCTTCAGTTTGATCACCGAAAGAACCTTCACCAATTCCAGACGTTGCACGTGGAAACGTTACGTTACCTGTAGCAGTAGGGATAATACGGAATACATTATAAAAATGTGAACTGTAGAAATCACGCATGATGCTATTAGGCACATAGCTTATAACGGATGTACCGGTAAGGTTTGCGCTCAATGTCATGTTGCCTACCGCCTTGGTAGCGATAAAAGGAGTTTCAGACTTAATCTTATCAAAGTTCTGTGAAATGATTTCAGCAGCCTCTGACTTCATATAGTCAAACGCTTTCCAATCCCTTTTTACCTCTGCTTCGATACCACCTTTCAAACGGTTAGCACTTGCAGACACTTCGTCTACTTTCTTTGCAATCTCTTCCAAGGTTGCACCCTTCTTAGCAAAATCTTCATTGATCTGCTTTACTTGGGCATCTAATTTAGCATCTACAGCACTCACGCTGTTTGCTATTTCTGATTTCACGCCGTCCAATAGCGGCTGAAATGCATCTTTGATGTCTTTTATTTCCATCATTTAAAATTTGTAACTGTTAATAAACTTATTGCCTCTTTCAACTTCAACATCGGATCGACCGGCAAAGGTGCTTTAACAGCGGCCTCAGTGGTTGTGATTGATTGTACTAAAGCTGTTAATTGTTTTATCTCTAATAAACACAATTCAATTGTTTCATCCGTAGCGTCTGTATTCCTGACAAACTTCTCAAACGATTTAATTCTTTCCTCAATGGATTCAATTTGCAACCCCTTAAGTCCTAACATAGGAGTATTCTCATTCGCACCCCATCCGGTTAAGCTGGATCCTTCGTATAGCTTCAATTCAAGTAGTTCATTATAATTGTCCTTAGTGTTCTTGCTCTCACGGATTACGTTATACCCAATAGAATGCTCTTTAACTAAATCAGATTCTACCATCTTAATAAAGTCAGTACCCAAAGAATGGGTGCCAACCTTAGATGTGTACATAAGCCCGTAACTATCTTCCTTTAGGGAAAGAATAGAACCTAACGGCTTACCGGGATCATGGTTTAACAAGTGTTTAATCCTGGGTTTAAGACTCGTTGGCCCATTTTCGGAAATACTCTTTGCGAAAGCACCTATCCGGATAATATCACCGTCAGAATCTAAAGAGTCGAAAGCCGAAAAGTAACCGGTAACAATCCCCTCTTTTTTATCGACATCTTTAATATCGAAACTTATATTTTTATAACTGTAAATCATTGTTTTATTAATTTTCCGTTTGCGTCCCTTAAGAATTGAAATGCAACTGCACAACGGCAGTTAATTGTATTCGCTGGACTTGCATCTGGATCACCCGGCTGCATTATGTCTTCATAGTTGTGAAATGGCTTTTCCAATTCCCTGACCTGATTATCTAATGACCAATGACTATCCCTTGTTCTTTTATCATGTGTTGCTATCCAAATCTTTTCTTTCTTGTAAGGGCTCTTTCTTGCTCCCTGCATTGCCCCGTAATTCGCACCCCTCACAGTTTCCGTTCTGGCTATCCTTTCAGCCCAATAATTCGATTTCTCTATTCCTAATTCCTTTAACCTCGTTATGACATTGCTTATAATGTCCGTTAGTCCTAAACTATTCGTTAACCCCTCAACAATCGCACTTTCCAGAATCGAGAGTATTAAATCCCTCAAATTGCCCGTTACCGTGCTAATCATTGGCAATCCCTTCAATCCCAGGAACCTTGCAGCCTCTTGCGCCCATTCTTCATTAAACCCGAAATTTGCGCCCTTACGTGATGTAAGGAGTAATTCCCGGTAAACGATATTCGCAAACCTAACGCTCGATTCCTTGTACAGATCCCGGTAAACATTTACCAAGTCCTGATTAAGGAAATCGAAATTCAATGAACTCTTGCCGTACTCCAGGCCCCCTATCTCTATCGCACTAATAACATCATTTATCCGGCTCTTGAATATCTTCTTAAGCCTTGCATTATATTTCCGCTCGACTATCAGCCTTTGCCTCTCCCAATTCTTCCAATAACTCTCGTTGTTCATTCACTAATCTTGTATAATAACTTTGCCTTGCTGCATCTCTCATCGTTCTTTCCATCTTGCAGGTTCTTTCTTTCTCCCATTTAGGAAATCTTTTCATTACTATATCCCATAAAGCCTGATCCTTCATAGTACTTTAATATCATATCGCCTAACTTCATATTATCACCCTTTATGTACACTTCAAATACAAGTACACCACACTTAGTCATTTCGTAATGCACCCACTCATTGAGTAGGGTCGCTGTTATTAGGGTCATTCTGTGACATATTAGGGTCAACTGTTAAATCAATACCCAGATCCTCTAACTTAACCAATCCACTATTCACATAACTATAATCGTATTCCTCACCTTTAGGATCGTAACCTATTGCCATTCTCTTTTCGTCATATGTCAACCAATCCGCACTCTTTAACGCAATCACCTGTTTCTCAAAATCCCTCTGAAGTTCAGGTAATGCCGTTATGTCGAAGTCGATAAACGTTGTTTCCTGAAACGCCAACACCCGGTTAATCTCATCCCTCAAAGTAGCCAACATGGGCGCAATAAGGTTTGTAACTAAATCCCGTTGGGCATTTTGATAGTTATTATCGGTCATTGAATCAGTGCTGAACAAAACGGCCGGAACCCCAAACACCTGGCAAAATTGCTCTCTGGTTAGTTTCATGCTCTCTAATAAATCCATATCAGTAGCACTCAAACCAAAATTTACATAATCCCACCTCGACTGGAATACAGCCACCGCACCTCTTACCTCTGAACTATTTACCGTTCGATTAACCGTATCCTTTATCGCAGTAGCTTGCTCGTTAGTGTAATTTGCGTGACTTGTGCCCACAATTCCGGGCATCAAAACACCCTTAGCACCTCCGTTTGCGTACATGGCCACCCCAGCCTTATTGGCTTCGGTATCCATTAACAGGGTCTTGAAAGCAGCCTTTAACGGGCTCAACCCCCTTAGGTGGGTCCTTGTAAATGCATCCCATTCGGGGGTAACACTTCTCCAGTGTATAACATCCTCCTTAGGGATAAACAACTTAGAACCGTTGGCATCAAGTTGGTACCCTAACACCCCGTAAAGGTCATTAGTATCCGGAATGATAGAAATAAACTGTGTTGGTAGGACGTACATTTCTTTTACGTCACCTCCCGTTATCCCTCTATTCATCCAGATAAAACATTCCCCCAATAAGCGATTTATAAACGCTCTTTCAATGAACTGATCCTGTCCCTCGTTAGGGTTAGGACGTTTGATTAATTCAGACAATGGGCTGTTATAAACTATTTCCTGATCATCATATGCCTTAGCCCTGAACTTTGTAGCCTTCACTAAATCACCCTGCCTGCTTAAACTCTTGTATCTTTCTAAACTTAACTTGGCCCCTTTCTCTTGCTTCTTTTGGAAGACATACCATGGGATTGAAGCTGCCTTCCTAGCTGGTAAACTAATAACTGAATAAACAGTTGCATTAGTCGTAAATGCCTCAACTCCTATACCTGATTTCCAATCCGGGAAAGAATAACCGCCTATATTCACGGGGGGCATTTGCCGCATCTCTGCCGGATTCATCCCCTTATTAAAAAACCTGCTAATCCAACTCATATTGCGCCCCAGGTTATAACCGGATTTTTAAAACGGGTGTAAATTGCGTATCTCAACGCATCCGCTGAGTGATCGTTCTCCTTTATAGGCTCATCCAATACAATCCCGTTCTTATCAACCTTCCATTTGTATGATCCCATTTCCCGTATAATGTTTTTACTATCTCTCGTTATGTATATCGGATAACTCTTGACTTTCATTATCCCAGCCCAAACGTCTTTATCTGACTGATGAACGTTAAATCCTTCTCTGTATAATTCCTCTATACTCCTTGCGTCTGCCGAGTCACAATAAACCGTTTCATATGGACCAACAACTTCACGCATCTTTTGCACAAGTTCAACCGTTGTTAATCCGGTTTGGTATATTTTTTCTTCAACGTAGATTTCCCCCTCTCGTAATACGCACTTAACCAAAGCGGTTGGATTAGTAAAGCCAAAATCCAAGCCGTAAAAAATATCGCCATCAGGTAATTCCTCGGTTATTTTCCAATGTGTATAAATCTGTTCTGAACTGGTCCCCCTCAATCCTAACCCGTATACCTGCCATAGATTAGGATCACCCAGTTTATACGCCTCAATAGCCTGAATCTGCCACTTATTTAAAAATGGGTTATCGTTGTACGTTGAATGAATCTTAACTGAATATGGACCGTCTGCAAGCTCGTAACACCAGCAATTGAAATCTGAAGGGTTAAGGTCAATAATAACTTTCCATTTAGTCCTTATGTTCAGCTGGTCAAATACTGCCTTTGGAACGTAGTTGGCTTCATTCACAAATAAAACGTCTCGTCCTGGCCCGTGAGCCTTTCCCTGATCTTCTAGCCCAAAGAAATCAATTGCTGATCCATTTGGGAAGTTGTACACGTTATCGGTCATGTTGTGCCAATCCTCCCGGTACCAGCCCCATCCCTTTATGATCTCGTCAAAGTCCTGTAGCGCGCCTCTCTTTAACCTGGGTAAGCTGGCTGCACAAATGGTAACCTTTCTCTCCGGATTAGATACGCAATACTGGATTAAGAGTTGAACAATCGAATAGGTCTTACTTGACCTCGTTGATCCTTCATTACAGATAAACCTTTTTTCACTATTGTAAAGAGCTTCTGAATTGCGAAAGAAAATATCAGTCGCCTGTATTTCCTTTTGTAGCATTTACTATATTGATTGAGGGTAGTTGGTCGAATCTGTGGTTATTGTCTATTTCGCTCTTATCTTTCCATCCCATGTTCTTTAGTGCGAATATTGCACCGGTACAGTTCTTTGTAAATAGGGTAAGTTCGTAGTTGTTTTCGACTTTAAGTCTAGCCTTTTTTATTATGTAAGAGAATTCGTCTCCTCTTTCTTCTTGATCGTAAATACTTTGTCTGGTTTCATACCCCAGAAACAAAGCAAGGCCGGTTAATGTGTAGTTTTCTCCTGTTTCTCCACAGAAATCAAAATACGCATCAACAGCCTCTTGTAGTTTTTCTGGATCATCAAACCTTGCCGGACGTCCTGCCATAAAAAAAACAGGGCATTAACCCTGTCTGCAATATACTAATTATTTTGGTATTTAACCAAAGAAGTTAGTAACAAGTTTTAAAGATTTAATTCATTTGCGTTCATATCCTTGATTTTAATTTTATGGATAATATTTTATTACTTTGGGATTAAATGATTCTCGTTGAAGACGTTCTTTTACAAATAAGTCCGCCTCATCAAAAGAACTAAAAAAATTTTTATAATCCCTAACCCATATAGGAATAAAA